GTTGGCTTTGTTTCTGGCTTAGAAGCAACCTGACCGATTTTAATCAGGAAGGCTTCGTTCTCTTTTTCCCATTGTGCTAAATCGGTCATGATTTAACTCCATTCCGTAAGTGTGCTGATTGCAATGTCGCAAGCCAGCAAGTCTCCTGTTGGCAGGTTCAGCACTTTAGGGCTGGACACGCTGCCTACATTGAAAACAATTGTTGAGGCATCCAAGAGCTGAAAGACTCGAACCACGTCATCTTCAATTCCTGCGAGGTTTCCTTGATTGTCCAGTAATGGCACAAGGATAGTAATAGTAAAGTTGGCTAATGGCGCGACTGATGTGCGGTCATTGTTGGTAGGTGTTATGTATGGATCAGCAGGGCTGACAATAACGCTGTTGGCAATAGGCGTAGCAGGTGGAAACGAGAACACGCTCCACTTGGTATTGTCAGTAAGTGCCGAAGCTATAGAAGCTCGAAGGGTTGTTATCGCTGGCATCAGCCCACCATTGAGTTAGGGCTCAAGTAAGGTGCAAGTAAGCCACGAACGCGAGCCATAAGCTGATTAGACATTGTGTAAGGGCTTGGTGCGTAGCCGTCAATAGATACGCCTTGACCTGTTGGTGCTTGACGCGCTTGCCAGATAGCCACGCTGATCATGAGGCTTGCTTCCTGAACTGCTGGCTTAGTTGAATAATCTGTATAGGTTGTAGCTGCTACTTGACCATAAGGGTAAATGGGATGAAAAGTCTTAACGACATTAGCCGCATGAGTTGTTGTAATGTCAATGCTTTTTCCATTGACTGCATTGACTGTCTTTGAGCCGTTAAAAGCTGATCCACAACCTGTGACTGTAATTGTCTGCCCGACATAGAAAACGTCCTCAACGTAATCGTTGAAGTATAAAACCCCTGCTGTGCCGTTGTTAGAGTGACCTGTTGCTGGAAGTACGTTTGTCCATAGAAAAGGCAACAAGACATCATCAGAGGCATCGCAGACTGACTGCAATACGGCATCAGTATAGAGAGTTCCAATACCTAGTGCGGTACGAAGCTCTGCGACTGTTGTGATGCTCATTGTTATCCTTTCTAAAGACTTGGCGGGCTACAAGGGCTCTGGTAACCCGCCAAGCGACTTAGTTGAACGATTAGTTCTTATTGAACCAGTTCGCTCCTGCTGCCAACTTGGTGGCAAGTGCGCCCTGACCGAAGAGTAGAATATCTACTGTTCCATCAGAGTTAATGTTTGTGCGTAGTTGCTGACGTGCTGACTCGTACCATGTGTAAGCCTCTGGGTTGATAACAGCCATTGAGTAATCTGCTGTACCGACTCCACCAGAACCCTGCATGTAACGAGATACACGAAGGTCAAGACCTGCAACTGTGCCACGTAGTGACTGTGGTGAAAGTGATCCGCCAGCGTTTTGTGGGTTTGCTGCGATGTAGATTGGACGACCTGAATCGTTGTAGCTCATGATGTTAGCCCATTGTTCTGGAGTAACGATGATGTTGCGAGCAAAACCGATTGAAGCAGAATAGACTGCTGCTGCTGCGCTTGCTACGTATGAGAGAAGTCCTGAAGCTGTGTTGTCTTGCGCTGTTGCGTTAAGAGTTCCAGCACCCTGAATTGCGGTTGTTACATACTGCTCTGTGTCCTTTGCATAAGCAAATTCCATCTGTGTGACAAGCTCATCCAAGAATGCAGGTGTTGAGTTTGTTAGGAGTTCGAGAGTAGTAATTGCACGACCCTTGAATGACTTCTTTGTAACTGTAATGTATGAAGCCTCGAGCTGTGATTCTGTTACTGCGCCGTTTTCGTCAATCTGGTCAACGAGAGGAACTTCAGTAATCTTTGGCAACTCAAAGGTTTTTCCGAACTCTGGCATTGAGCCGCGTGTGATTGAGTCAATCATTGGGCGGTCAGCGTTTGAGAGGAAGTTTAGGAGCTGTGTGCTCTGTGGTGTTGGGATAAATCCTGCACCTGTTGTCTGATCGTTGTCAGCAGCGCGGAGCCATTGACGTGAATCTTCATCTCCGAAAAGATTTGCCTTTAGTGTGTTTTCCAAGTAGTTACGTTTTGTAACTTCAATTCTTGGAGTTGTGTACATCATCGCTTGCACAGTAGGACGAGCAGCCTCGACAGCCGCAGCTTCTACTGATGGTGTTGCTTCGACTGGTGTGGTTTCTTCCACGACTGTCTCGCTTTCTGTAGTTGGGGTTTCTTCAGCAGGAATTACTTCTTCTGCTGCTATCTCTAGCACCTCGGCGGACTTAAATGCCGCTTCTGTGACAAGAGAAACTTCTTTTAGTTTGGCGGCGGTAACTACTGTGTAGCCATCGCGTGAAGGCTGTGAAGAAATAATTTCTGCGCCGATTGACAAGCCAGACACAAGCCCTTCCTGTGCCATGACAAGCGCATCGTTGCCACCTGATGAACGTGACAACTTAAAGGTTGCATAAATGCCATCTTTGCGGACTTCTGCCGAAGTCATGCGACCAACTGGCTTCTTCATGTCGTGTTGTGACAGCAGCTTGATTTTTGTCGGATCAGCAATTTCGATAGAGCCAGCAGCAAATGTGTATGCGCCTAGATTGGTCTGTCCAATTTCACCAGTTCCCATTGGCACGATTTTGCCAGAGATTTCGCGGCGTTCTTCGCTGCACTCAATAGAGGCGGCTTCGATGTACAGGGTTTCCATTATATTGTCTCACTTCCGTTTGGAGTTAAATCTTCCATTTCCATCGCTTGTTCAGTTGTAATTAGTTGAAGTTCAAGCATCTTCTCAATTACAAGAAGTCGCTCCATTGGTTCTGTACGAAGGAATGAGTCATCAAGTGCAAACTTGACATAATGCCCTGCGGTTGAGATGTCATCCATAGACAAGCGTGATTCAATAGCTGAAATGTAGGGTTGGAAAGCCAAAGCAACTAGCTGCTTTCTTTCATCTAAGATATTGGCGTAAGTCATAGATGTGTTCTGATCTGCTGACACATAGTAAGCAGGTATGCCGCAGAGGCGAGCAATTTCTGTGGCTAGGTTCTGGATTGCTTCGTTGTACATCATATCTTTAGGTGAGAACTGTGTGCCTTGGAACTCAAGAGTGCTAGTTAAATAGGCAGTTGAGTTGTTTTGACGGCTGCGCTTCCAAGCTGCCAAAAGTCCAGAGACCTCGGCAGGTGGTAGGTCTGCTCCTGTGTTCTTCAATATGCCAGAAGCCATTGGTGTAGCTGAAGCAATAGCAGCAGCCTTGTTAATGTCAATCGCTGACTGGATAGTACGAGAGCCAGCATTAAGTATGCCTTCGTTAAAGGCTTGGAATGTTACAAGTGATCCTAAACCTGACATTGGGCGAGGTGAGCCATCAACATAGTATTGAGTTACATATACGTTGTGAACATCTAGGTCAAAGGTGACACGTGTGTTAGATACCCACTCGAAAGAAGCGCCTCTTCCATCTTCCTGATAAACCTCAACAATTTCGAGAAAGGCTTGCCCATACATAAGAAGGCTGTCAACCAACCAGCTTATTGTCACAAATTGTGGCTGTGACTTTGAAAGTTGGTGAACCCAACGTGGCGCAGGAATATCCTCGCCTGTGGACTTCTTCTTATACTCAAGAGGAATTGTGCCTACTGTGCAGAGTAGATCGCGGCATCTTTTAAGAGCTGGAACGCTCATAGCATCGCGGCGAGAGATAACTGGGAAGGTAAAGCTGTAAATTGAGTTAAGGTTATCGCCCATAATGTGCGGGGCGGCTTGAGCTTCAACTATTTGTGGCTTACGCGAAAAGAGACCCATAGAAGGCAATTATACACTACATATAGATTATTCTGTGTATATAGCCGCTACCTGTTGTGGTTTGGTTAGTTTCCATACAATCATGGCAACGCTGATTGGCACGTCAATAAATCCTGCTGATTTCCTTTTGATGATTCTCCAGCCAGAGTCCGAGACCTTCGCAGCTACGTTTGCGAACTGTTCGAGAATCAACTGCTGACCATTGTGAGCCAATTTCTGCGCTATGACTGCATCGAGTAAATCACCGCAAGCCTGATAGAACTGTTGACCCGAACAATCCTCGACAATCTGACCAGCGTTGGATAACTTTTCGGCAATAGACTGGGTGGCATAACGATCATACATAATCTGCCTTGGACGATAAATGTCAGCCCATGCCTTTATGCCTACAGCAATCTCTAGATCATTAACACCAATCTGGGACTCCCATTCCTGCAATACTCCAACGCCAATCCTGCCGTCAGGCAATATCTGACCAGCAGAGAGACTTGCGTGTCTCTTGCTAGGGCTTACGTCAAAGCCGAATACTGTGTAAGCGCCTTCTGGCATCTTAAGAGTTGAGTCAGAACAATCCTCAATGGAGTTAGGCGGGAAGGGTGATTGAAGTGATGATACCCAGAGACACAATAGCTCCGTCATGATTTCGTCATGACTGGCAGTAGATAGAGATTCCTCAATGGCTTCTCGACTTACCCTGATCCCTAAAGCTGGGTTCGCTTGCGCTACCCCATCCCAGAAGGCTTTGCTAGTGGTATCAAACTTCAGCATATTAGGTGCGCTGTATTCGTAGTAGCCATAGGTCTTAGGCGGGTTCTCCAACGCACGCTCTTTCAGGGAATTCAGCGGCAGACTAAAAGCATCACCAGCGTTGCTAGTCCAGAAGGTCTGTCCATCCGTTGCTCTGGTTGTAGGGGTAATAGCGGTAACTGCTTCCTGTGACCACTCGCGCAGCTCATCGCCCCATGTGAACCAAGAGGTACGACCTCTTGCGCCATCTCTAGTCGCTGCTACAACGTCCAAGCGACCAGCACCGAACTCTGGCAGTAGTTCAATGGACTCTGTGCCGTTAGCATGGCGAATAGCCTTGACCTGACAATTCAGGAAGTCGTTACTCTCAATCGTGTAGCACATTTCGCGAAATGACACCAAAGCCATGGCTCTATTGGATGAAGCTATGAGGACTCTAGGGCTATTAAACAAGAACAGGTGCGCTAGGCACATGATTCGACCTAAATATGATTTACCTGATTGGCGGGCTACCAAAAGCAACCCAGTCCGTCTGATGAACTTATCCTTGCTATCTGTAGCGAAGAAATCCCGCACGATCAGCTCTTGCCAAGGCATTAAAGGCTCGCCTAACTTCTTAGCAAACTCGATAACCTCATCGCCTTTAGTTTTGCCTTTTAATAGTGGACTATGAACCCTTGGCTTGGTTGCCCCTCGCGGGGTTTTGACTTGACTCATTAGATTCGTTTCAGCCTTGGACTGGTCGGGTAATAAACGGACTGTCTTGGGCTATTCCCGACTGCATCGGGGAGATTAAGGCAGA